ATCGGACGCTAGACTGCCGTTTTTGCGACTAACCGCTCCCGCTCCCGATCAATATGCCATAACCGCCAACGCTCCCGTTGGCCTGTTGACACCTTGGCATAATGCTCCCGCGATAACTTGCGAGCCTTGCAAGATCCTTTGACGCTCCCGCCCTTTTTACCAATTTCAGATAGATATTTTCTGACTGCTTCGTCCATGTTTATGCTCCCGTGTTAGGTTGCGCTTCCGTTTGTAGGTTGTACTGGTGCCGGTGGCAATAAGAATCCCCAAGGGGTTGAACCTTGGGGAGAGTGTTATTTTGTCTTAATTTCCTCCGACATCATCTTGTTAATCAGTTTCAGGGAATACTCTCCCCATTGTTCCATAGCTATCTGCACCGCTCTCTTGTAAGATACGCCCTCCTTCTTTGCCATCTTTCTTAAATAACTTTCAGTAATTCCAACTTCATCTAATTGCTTTGGGTGTGTCATGTGTTCTCCTTGGTGGGGTTATAGGTATCCAGCTTCTTTGAATGAATAAAAGGCAGAGTTTCCGTTTTTACCATCGCCGACTATTATATGATCGAGAGCCTGAATCCCTAGCGTTCTGCCACCATCCCGCACCTTTCGAGTAATTTCAAGATCCGCAGGGGATGGGCTTGGATTTCCGCTTGGGTGATTATGCATTACGACCACACCATAGGCTAACGAGGCAACGGCAGATCGAAGTATCTCCCTTGGGGTCGTGGCGCACTCGTTTATTGTGCCAACGGCGACCATCTGCCAATTCTTCACCCCTAACTTTGTATTGAGATTAAACACAACCACCGCCTCTTTTTCCGCATCAAACCAAGGCGCAGGGGTGACAACCTTGTGCCATAAATCGACTAACGCTTTCGGCGTGTCGCATTTTGTCCCAGCCTCCTCGCAAACTTTGGATATAACTTTAATTTCATTTACATATTTCATGTGTGTTTTGATTTCCTTTCACCTGTTCCACGCTCCCGATCTTACTGGGCTGCGCTTCCGTTGGAGTGGGTAAGCCTATCGGCTCAATCCATCCTCTCCCTCCCACTTGGTTAGAATGGGAGGACGAGGCGGGACTAGGCCGCTGCTTTGTTTGTAAGGGTCCGGATTGACGAGAAAAAGATTCGGACAAGGATGTCCGCATCTTCTAATCCCTGCCTGACGGCGTTACTATCGCAAGGCAAGGCCATCACTTGCAATAGATACAGAGTTCGGCGGAGTAGTCGCAGCTGTTCCAGCGTCTCACGGAATTTCTCCGTAAATTCTTTCGCAGATGGCGAACCCTCGGCTTGGCCGTGGGCATAATAAGCCGCCAGCGACTGATTAAGGATTGTATCTGCCACCCTCGCTCCTGCCCGATCTTCTGGCAGGCTTGCTGCAAGTGTTGCCATGTCTGCGGTAAATGAGCGTAGACGATCGCTCAAGTCTGGTGATTTGCGCTCTGGTTGAATTGTTTCGATTTTGTTTTTCATGTGTGCTTTTTCCTTCTCTTTTTGGTTTGTTAGGTTTGGCTATCGCCTCACCTCTCCTCTCCCCTTGCGAGGGAGAGACGAGGGGAAACTTTACTTTTTCCCGATACTGCGAAACATGATCCACACAAAGCCGATTATTAGCCCGCCGTGGAATAACCCCAGCGCGTAGGTTGTGGGCTGGTTCATCGCCAGACCTCCTTTCTGATTACAAAGTTTTGGATGCCGTGAAAGCGTCTCCAGATTTCAGCCTTGTTGCGGTCATCAAAACGGCAGACGAACGAGCCGTTTCGCGAGTAGATGGAGAAGCAGATCATTTGCAAACCGCCTCGGCTGGTTGGAAGGCGGGCTTGTTTCTTGCTATGATTGTAGCAAGGATGTTTTCTTGATCTTCAGTTTCCTTCCAATATGCGTGCTTGCGTAGCTGGTCATTGTTTAACCGCTTCCAATCCTTCTTTCCGTCTTTGGATTGCTCAATGACGACTGCGTCACCCTCAAACGAAACTTTATATGTTCCGTTGTCATAGTTTTCGCAATCCAAGTGCTTTAGGATTCCAACTCCAACGCTGAGAGTTCCACCGAAGAAGTTTCCGATGATCTGCGCGAGCCTTGCGGTTGCGTAGGTTTCATCGTGAAGGCGAACGCCGAAATGCTTTGCAGCCTCAGCAAACGCCAAGACAGATTCCGCGCCGCCATTCCAATGTAGATATATGCCTACTGAGTTTTGAGTTGGTTTCTTTGCTAGTGTTATGACTGCTCTATTCCCCATATTGTGTATCCTTTCTTTTTCTTTTATGCCTTGGGAGTTCCTATCGGATTCTCCCTCGACAAAGCCAACACTAATGCAAGCGGGAGGGATGTCAACTCTTTTTAATTATTATTTTTATGGTAAAGGGACTCATGGAAGAATCTGGCGCAACTCCTAGCGCAATCGAAAAGGCGAAGAATGGGCGTGACATATTCACTGATAAGATTGCCGACGAAATAGTGTCAGCGTGCGGGAGTGGGTTTACCCTGGAGAAGGCCGGCGCACTTGTGGGCGTGAATCCTTCCACGATTCGCACCTGGGCGCAGCGTAAGCCTGATTTCGGCAAGCGAGTCGAGACGGCTCGCAAAAAGCACGAGTTGTCCCTTCTCCGTGATGTTCAGCTTGCGGGAGAAAAGTCCTGGCAAGCGAAAGCATGGATTTTGGAACGTGGCTACAATTGGGCGCAACCCAGTGCGCGGCTGAATGTTACGCAAGATGTAACGCACGGCATCAGCGGAAACTTGGCATCTTTACTCGCGGGTATTGCGGGTAGGAAGAAAATCACAGCTACTCCAGAAAAGCGACAAATCGAAAGCGGTCATAACTATATTGATATTCAACCAGTTACTACCAAACCAGAAAACCATTTGTCGAATAATAAGTATTGTATCAACAAGACCAACAGTGTTGAACAACAACAAGATGCACAGGCAAAAACTCCAAAGCCTCGACACAAGCGAATGAAACTTCGCAAACCTAGAGCAGAGTCATTGGCCAAGTATCCACCCACCACCACGCCCCCCCTACCGCCCCCAGCCGCCGTTTAATACGCATAACCCCCCCCAAATAATTGTGGCTCAAAACAAAAAGAGGTCTTAACTTGCACCTATGCCAAAGCCTCCAAAACGCAGTCAAGAAGAGATACTAGAAGACCTTGCTAAACCAGCCAACTTCGCCTCTAACGCCCTTGGCATCAATCTGTATGACTGGCAAAGAAAGGTGTTACGCGATTTAGAACCCAAGGACTGTCGCGTAGCCCTGCGTGCAGCCAACGGCTCCGGCAAGACCAGCACCGTAATTGCAGCCGCTTTGATATGGCACGCGCTAGTTTACCAGCGTTCAATCGCTGTCACGACCGCTGGCGTGTTCCGTCAGGTGGAATCACAACTCTGGCCTAGCCTGCGCCATCACATTTCTAAACTCGGCGGGGCATGGGAAGTGACATCTGGCGAGATCCGCTACCTCCACCCCAACGGCAACACATCACGCATTATCGGCTACTCAGCGACCGATGCAGGGCGTGCTGAAGGCTGGCACGCCGAAGACCACGATTGTCATCCATTGCTGATGGTGGTGGACGAAGCCAAGACCGTAGCCGACCCGCTGTTTGAGGCTATCAGCCGGTGTCAACCAACTAGGCTTTTGATCGCATCCAGCCCAGGCGGGACTAGCGGCGCGTTCTACCGAGCGTTTACCAAGGAGGCAAATATGTGGAGTAAGCACGCTGTCACCGCCTTTGACTGCCCCCACATCACACCAACGCAGATTGAGGAAGTGGTGCAGCGGTATGGCGAGAAACACCCGTTGACCCGCTCAATGGTCTACGGCGAGTTTGTTGACATAGGGGCGGAGAGTCTGGTGATTAGTCTGACCCAGTTGCAGAACTGCCACAACCAACCCCCCGACTTTAAGCCTGGAACCCGCAGAGCTGGCGTAGACTTTGCTGCTGGTGGCGATCAGAACGTGCTTTGCATAAGTGACGGCAACAAGGTGCTACCTATGATCGCATGGCGCGAAAGGGATACGATGTCTGCGGTGGGTAGGTTTATTGTGGAATTTAAGAAAGCTGGGTTAAAGCCAGAAGACATTTATGCGGATGCGAGTGGCTTGGGTATGCCGATGTGCGATGCGTTGGCTGAGGCGGGCTGGGAGGTTAACCGAGTTAACTTTGGCTCTACTGCCTACGACACCGATGCGTATACCAATAGAGCAGCTGAGATGTGGTACACGATGGCCAAGAAGATTGAAGCGGCTGAAGTCATACTGCCTGAAGACGAAGACCTAACCGCACAGTTAACTTGTCGGCGCACGATAACCAACAGCAAAGGCAAGCTGGGCGTGGAGTCTAAGGACTCGATGCGGTCTAGGGGACTAGCCTCACCTGACCGAGCCGATGCCCTTGCTTTGTGTTTAAGTGGTGGCAATGTTAACCTTGACTTGACTTTCCCCACCGAGCGTCCAACTTGGCGGATGTTAAGTCAGATCATGTCGGAGGCGAGTGACCCCGTTATGGCTGGCTTTGACGCAGGAGGATAAACACTATGAATATATGGAACTGGATTACCGCAAACTGGCAAGAGATTGTCGCCGCTGTTGGTGGCGTTGTCTTGGCCGCACGCATCATTGTTAAACTTACCCCCACCCCCGCTGACGATTCTTTCTTGGAAAAGATTGTGTCTTTCCTAAAGACAATCGGGCTAAATATCAAATAATCTTTTGTGCTGCGTGCAATCCTTGAGATCATCGCAGCCGTGTTTCGCATCATCCCAGGTTGGAAAGACAAGCGCACCCAGAACCTTGAAGGCGATTGGCGCAAGAACCGTGATGCTATTGACGGCGATCTGCGTAATGAGTCTTGGTGGTTGCGCAACAACGACCCCAGTAACAAACACAACGGGGGCAGTTGAGTCTTTAATGCGAGATGAAAACTATTCTGCTGTCCGTACTGCTGATCCAAAAGTACGCGCTTGGGCAAAGCGTGCTTTACATTACGTCAACGATCTGTCATTTGAATTGAGTAGGGAGCGTAACAAATGAGCGATAAATACACCCGCCGCGCTGAATATCATGAGCGCATCATTGACAGCTTAAACCAGCGCGAGACTTGGGAGAACCGCCAGCGGTTGTTTTACCAAGCCAGATACTTTGGGGTTAGGCGCAAGACTAAACCTTGGCCTACCGCCGCTGACCTTCACGTTCAGCTAATTGACGGCGCGATTGAGAAGTTAAAACCTTCCTTTGTCAACAGCGCAATTGGCAATGACATCCTTTCCAGCTTCGTCCCGATGCGCCAGCAGTTAACCCCGATTACCGTATCTGCCGAGCGTTGGTTTGATTACAAGATGCGCGAGCAGTCTAACTTCCAGAAAGAGATTGTTTCGGTCATCGACAACTTGCTTCTCTACGGGCGCGGGTTAGCCAAGGTAGTCTGGAACGAGGACAAGAAGCAGATTGCCTTTGAGGCAATTGACCCGTTCCACGTGGTCGTACCGGCTTACTGCAAGAACTTGGCGGATGCAGATTTCATCGTTCACATCATTTCTATTTCAGTCGACAGCTACAAGACCAACTCGCTTTACAAGCAGGACAAGGAATTTGTCAAACGCATCAGCGGCAAGGTCAACGAATCGGTTGGGCTACGCAGTGAGATTCAAGATGAGATTTACAGGCGTGAGGGGATTACGCAGGAGTCGGGCAATGATACTATCATCTTGTGGGAACTTTACACCCCGTCCAAGGACGGCTGGAAGGTTGAAACCTACAGCCCGCTGGATGTGGAGACGGATGTTAGAAAACCTTTCACCTTACCCTACGAACACGGCGAACCACCTTTTGTCGATTTCCCCTATGAGTTGACAGGGGGCGGTTGGTACAGTCCCAGAGGAGTCGCAGAAATCCTCCTCCCTGGTGAGAACCTGCTCAACAAACTCAAGAACTCATTGAGCGACTACGTTGAACTGGCCAACCGACCCGTCTTTGAAGCACAGAATCCTATCTCGCTAAATACGTCCAATCTAAAGATGCAGCCTGGGCAGATCCTGCCCCAAGGCTTAAAGCCCGTACAATTTAGCCAACCACCCTTCGACTTCCAGCGTTTGATGATGGAGGAGAAGATGTCGGCTGAACAGCGCATGGGTCAGTTTGATATGGGTGCTAGCTCGCAGTACCAAATCTCGGATCGCAAGACTGCGACTGAGGTTGCCGCTATCCAAGCCCAAGCCGCTGCTTCGGGCGATCTACGCAACCGCATCTTTAGGATGAGCCTGTCGCACTTGTTTAGGCAGTGCTGGTCGCTTTATGTGCAGTACGCCAAAGAGGACTTGCTGTTTAGGTACGCTGAAGAGACTGGTCAGATGGTTCCAGACGGCATCCACGCCGAGTATTCGATTGAGCCAAAGGGCGGGCTGGACTTCATCAACCGCCAGTTTGCCTTGCAGAAGTCAGTAGCGCGGATGCAGATGTTCCAAAATAATCCTTTTGTCAACCAAGGCGAGTTGGTAAAGTCGGTGCTTGAACAAGACGATCCCTCGCTGGTCCGCAGACTCTTCCAAGATCCGCAAGCCGCTTCTGGAGACCAAGCTGAAGATCAAGCGACTGAGATTGCAACGATGCTCGCCACTGGATTCCCAGTCGCAATCAAGCCTAGCGACGATCACAAAGCGCATATATCTGTTCTCTTCGCATTTAACCAAGCGGCTCAACTGCGCCAGCAGCCGGTCGACCAGAGTGCAATGCAAGTTCTAATGGCGCACTTACAACAGCATTTGCAGGCGTTGGAACAGATCGATCCCAACACATCCCGCGCTATCCAGAAACAGCTTCGTGATGCGGCCAAGGCAGACACTCGCCAACAAGGGCAAGCGGTAGGGGCAACACCTACTGAGGGTCAGCCGATGCAACAGGCCGCGCCGATGCCTGCTTGA